GGGTACTCATCTGTGATTATATCCAGCTGATGAAATTTTAATTCTGTACCATCTTCAAATTTTGCATAGCTGACATAAGCATCACAAAATTCAGGGTAATCCCATTTATGTACATCTTCTATAATTATAGTGTTTAGATCCACTTGTTTATTGTCTATTATTATTTTCATTTCTTTATGTATTTATCTATTAATCTTTTTGTTGTTTGTGTGTATAAATCTATTTTCTTAATATTAGGGTTCTTGCTTAATATTAATTCTATAATATATTTTCTGTATGATTCCATTACTTTTTATTTTTATGTAATTCGTTATATTTAGGTAACATAACTTCTTCAAAATATATTTCATCTTCAATTACAGATAGAATATTTTTTAATTCTTTTATGCTTTTTTTATCTAAATTTAATTCTCTAACTATTTTAAAATGTTTATCTTGACTTAATTTCATATTATATGTTTTTAATTATTAAACCTTGAACTTGATACCATTGACTTTGTAACTCTAATATTCTACTTTGTATATTAGAATATAAATTATAGTTATCTGAATCTTGATATTTTTTTTGTTCTTCTTCTAATTCTTTAATTCTATTGTCAAGAATAGTTTTGTATTCTTCTAATAATTCTGTGTTTTTTTTCATTACTTATTGTATTAATTTGATACTAAATTATATAAAAAAAACTTTATAAACAAACAAAATAAATTTTTATTTATAATATTTTTTTTATAAATTTATGAAAATTTTATTTATATGGCAAGAATTAGATACTACAATAATTATGATATTGTACAATCTGTCAAGAATAATTTAGTGGTTGCTTTAAGTCAAAGCACGTTTACTAAAAAAGATCTTGCAGAAAGTATGGGTTTGTCTTACCCTACAATGCTAACAAAATTATCAGATCCTGGAACATTAAAAATTTCAGAAATGATTAATTTGTGTAGCTATTTAAATATAGACATTAACGATTTATTAAACAATACTTATTAAAAATGGAAACAAAAAAATCAACAATTACAGAATTAAATTTACAAAACGAAAAATTCAATGATATGTATATTTTTACTATTGTCTTTGAGAATGGAGATATAGGTAAATTATATAAAAAGAAAGATAAAACTTTTGAGCAAGTCGGTGATACGGTAGAATATACTATGACAGAAAAAGGCACAGTCAAAATAGCTTTTAAAGGTGATACTTCTTTCAGTAAAAAATCACCAAACTATTCTAACACTAATAATGATGCTAAAGATGATATAAGATTTAGTGTTGCATTTAAAGGTGCAATAGAATTAGCAGCAGGTGGTAAAATAGGAATTGATGAGGTAGAGAAGTTTACAGTTATGTATGACGAATTT